CTCAATGACTATTCCAGAAGGATCTGTTCCTTCTGGAATAGTCATTGAGGGTGTTATAGTTACTGCTGTTGCTTCGCGTGTTGCGAATGAGCGAACAGTTTGTCCAACTGCGGCTGTCTCAATGCTGTTAGCATTAATAGTCCCTGCTGGAATAAAGCCGACTAGTTCTCGACCTACGATGTCAGCCGCTGTATAAATGTCTGCGGCTAAGTCAGTTAAAACATTTGCCATGTCTTATAGCTCCTTTTAATGAGGTGTTAGCCGTCAAAGACTCTTCCACCATCTTTTGCGAATTGTGACCGTTCATATTGTGACATTGCATCAAATTGTTTACGAGTCACGCTTGATTTATTAGGCGAAGTGCCTTGTGACGCTGGTGGTTTGCCTCCACCCGAAACTCCAGCATCTTTTACAAATAGCTGACCAGTTTCCGACTCTACTAATTCTTTTGCTAAATCGGATATTGTTGCATATCCATTAGCCCCCGAACCAGCTTGGGGATTTGTACTATCTTTTGACATTATACGAACATTTCCATCATCGTCAAATGAAATTCTGTTTTGTGCCATTAAAGTTAAAGGCTCGACACCAGCAATCAACACATTTTGCTCTGCTAATCTTACTTTTAATTCATTAATAGCTGTTTTTTTATTAAGCGAGTGTACTTTTTCATCAGCCGCTTTTATTTTTGCTTCATAACTGTCTTTTATTTCAGTTATAATCCGTTCTTGATCTTCTGATGTTTGTGGTTTGTTCTTTAATAATTCTTGAACAACATCAGGGGACTCACCTAATTGTTGCCAGCGTTCATTACTTTTTCGCCTTCTAACCGCTTCCTCAGTTGCATCAACTAACTTTTGTTTTACTGCATCAAATTCTGATTGAGGAACAACGCCATTAACTTGTAATTTAAACGTGCCGTTATCTTCTTTATATAAAGATTGCACGTTTTCATCCATTCCCTCTAAATTATCTAATGTATATTTTAAAACCATTTGTATTTCCTTCTTTTGCTAAGTTACAGGCCAGCTTTGACCCACGATGAATTTTCTCGCTCTTTTAATTCGTCTAAGGTTAGTTCATTTCCAGCTTTATCAATAAATCTATCCATTGGAACACCAGCCCTAAACAAATCTCCCTTTTTTCTTCCTAACACTTCATCTTGGAATGATTTAGGTTGTTTTTTTAACCAATCATTATAATTTAAATCAGCCGCCACTTGTCCGTTCATACTTGCTCTAGTTGCCACTGGCACTTTCTTTATCTTTAACATTTTCTGTAATTGTTTAGCTGTTTTAAAGACTGCAATTGTTGTTGATCTACAATTAATATGCACTGGTGGCCTTGGCCCAGATTTAGGTGGGAATACTTTACCATCATATGCTCTACAAATTGCGCTTGTTCTACCATCTAAAGTTGATACCCATTGAATAACTTTAATCCGAGATTGATTCCTTCTGTATATTTCGTTTCTAGCTACGTTTGCAGTATGTGCAAGAGCAGTTCTTACAGTTGCCTCTGCTCCTCGTCGTGATTGTTCTATGATACCAGCTTGCGCTCTAGTTCCCCTGATTGTTCTTATTATTTGCTGTGTTGTTTGCCCTTCAACATATCCTTGCGAAATAGCCGACTTAACTCGTCTAAATGTTCCATCTGGCATTCCGTTATACCACTCTCGTAATAATAAACCTTGAAACGGTCTTGCTCTAGCGGCCGCATAAATCTGTTCATTACTTGGTGATATTAAACTTAAATTTAAAGGTATCAATTTATCAAACATATTCATTTGAAATTGCTTTTCATACGAACCTAACTCTTTTACCTCGTCAGATAGTTTATCGATTAAAGGTTTATAACCTGTTTTAATTTTGCGTTTTAGATTAGTTAAAAGGCCACCTAATTGTTTAGGCGTTAGCTTTTGTAAATCCCTTCTAGCTAAGTCAGATACAATATCGCCTTCAACATTATCCAGCAATTTTAATATTTGTTTTACAACGCTAGATTTATAACGCTGTAAATATATTTGATGACGTATTGTCGCATCGGCTATATCATCAGATAATGACATCGTCTGGCATATCCATTGATTGATCTGCAACCATTTCTATTTCATCTTCTGCATCAACATTTTCAGCTAATATACCACGCCTTTTTGCTTCTTCTATATAAGTTTGCTTAGATATTACTCCGGCTAAGTGCATTTTATTTAGCGAGTCCATATCAATATGACTCATTGCAGTTGCTGAATAATCTTTATTTATTGTTATTTCTATTTCAGCATTTATATTGGATAAATCTGCCATCCAACTAAAACACGTTTCTAAACTATCTTTTAGAGTGTCAGCCCACATTGACAACCGACTATTTATTTTATTTTCATCAATCATATCGCCAGTTGCTGTTGTTGTTCCAGAACGCGAAACAATAAGCTGTAGTCCCATTGCTTGCATCTGAAACTCCATATCTTTTAATTCTGTCCGACCAGCATCTATTGCCGCACCCGAATGTTCAACAACACCTATCTTGGCGTTTTCATTACTAGACCAAAAAGCATATCCAGCACCTTCAGTAAATGCTTGCAAATCTTCTCTGCTATAACCATGAAAATATTTCATTGGTGCGCGAGCATGGTGCATAATATTAGCTTGATCGGATTGCGACCGCCAGTGAGCTAAATTAATCTCTGCTAGTCTGCTATGTGGAGGTTCTGCATTGAAAAAACTTTTGCGACCAATATCAACTGGCTTAACCATGATTTCTGTCATGCCAGTTCCATATTCTTCATGCAAATACCAGTCGTCTCTTTCGTTTTGACAATAAATACGAACATTTACTGTGCCAATAATTCTTTTTTCCTCGACTGGTAAAGTTAAAACTCTTATTTGTATTGATTTATCAGGAACAAATTCATCAGTGCTTTCAGTTGCTACACGTTCCATAATTCGTATTTGTGTTAATTTAGGAGCGTTGTTTATTATTTCCCATTTCCAACCTAAAACATCTTCTAATCTTAAATGTACAAAATATGGTCTAAAGTTTCCCTGTAATGCTTGCGCTTTTGTTAAGTTTACGTCTCTTAAAGGAGCATCAACCATTATGAATGATATTCCAGACCTTTGAGCATCTGAGAATACATCTTTAGAAAACTGGCTTAAATCTCTTGCTTCTAAATCAATATTAAATGCCCATACATCTAAATCTGTATTTGTTTCTGCTAACATAACAGGTTGATCAAATACTTTGCCACTTAAATCTTCTATAGTTTTGCCAACTCCATCAAATAACCAACTTGACGCAACTCTTGCATTATAATCATCATCGGTTTCTTGTGGAAACTGTGGTAAATATTTCACACCTAAGTCTCGCATATGTGCGCCACCTTCAACTAAATCTCTAACTGGTGCTGATAACGATAGCATTGCTTCTACTTCTTGACTGACTTTACTAACTGAATTGCTCATATCCTAATTACCATTTTTCCTGATGATTGCGCTTTAATTAATGGAGCGAGTGCGTAACGCACTGCGTCTGGACTGTGGTTGTTTGCATCTAATATATCTGGCAAAATATCACCGCTTAATTTATCTGTCTTGTGGCTATATAATCTAAAGTCCTCTGCTGAACCTTTACAGCTTGGATGTATTATAACAGAATTAAATCCGCGAATAAACCTCACGCCTTCAGCAATTGAATTAGGCCACTTTTTAACACCTTCCATACGAGGTAAACCATTCCTTTGCAAATAACTAATTGTTTTAGGTTCTGCTGAGTCTGCCCGACTTATATATTTATCAAACTCTGGTATGGTATCACAAATAAACTCTTTTGTCTTGTCTATTTCTACTCCAACACCATATGCTTCTTTTTCTATATATAAATTATCATTGTAAACCCAACATTTGACAGCAACTAAAGGATCAGGTCGAAAACCAAAATCAACACCAAAATAAGGGTTTCCCCAATTATCAGCTACAACAAAATCCTCTATTTTCCACTTATCATAGAATATTTGTGCTTCGTTATACTTTTCATAATCTCCTAACCATACATGATTATAACGCTCATAATCTGATTGTTTTGCGTGATCTGCTAAAGTAAACATTGCTTCTGGGCAAAAAGGATTATCTAAATAATTAACGTGGACAACCTTCGCTTGATTATTATTAGTAAACAATTGTTCTACTGCATCGGTTTCATTTCTCGGATTCCAGCTAAACCATAACTCACTGCCATCTTTTCTCAATGTAGGGTCTAATAACTCTATTGATCGCTTTGATAATGACTGAGCTTCTTCGCACCAAGCTATATCAAACCCTTCTAATGATTTAATACTTTCAGCAGTATGATCTTGCATTCCTTGAAATATTATTATTCCATTACCCTGCCTGTTATGTATTTCTGTCCCCATAACCTCAAACATATGCTCAACATTTAATGCTTTGATTTTATCTTCTAATAATTGTTTTGCACTAAACTTTAACGACCGCTGAACTTCCCTTATACAAACTGTTCTACTATTTGCATCTTGTATATGTCTTTCAATTATAGCTTCAGCGAAAAAATGTGATTTACCGGATGCTCGACCACCTTTAGCACCTTTATAACGATGATCACTTGTTATTATAGGAAGCACCCATCTTGGCGTTTTAATCTGTAGGGTCGACAATTATTCGCTCTATCTTTGTAGGTGTCATTGATCCATCAGGCGAGGTATGTTCAACAGCAGTAGTATCTTTCCACCCAGCTTGAGTTTTTAAATAGAAGACTTGCGCTCCTAAATCCCCATTTTGTGCTTTATTTATTAGGTTTGACGCTATATTACCCACAGCTTTTGCTCTTCCCTTTTTATAGCGTTCGAAAATATCTGGCTCTCGTTCCATTATTGCATAAAATGTTGTTCTTCCTATACCAAAATAATCAGCAATTTGGTCTGTTGATAAAACAGCCGCTAATGTTTCTACTTCCTTTTTTTGTTCATCATCTAATACTTTCAAAGGTCTTCCACTTACTCCATTAGCCATTATTAAATTTTACTCCTGTTTATATTTTAGTTTTTTACCGACCAGCAACTACCGAGGGAGGTTCGGAGTTACTGATCAGGAAAGCTATTTTTTATGCTCTCATTTTGCCTGTATCATAATTTAACTTCATGCGCTAACGCTAAATAACCAACTGCATCTCGTTTATTATCCATTTTAGATTTATGTGCTTCTCTTGCCAGTTTTACAAATACCATAAACATACAAACATCTTCGGCAGTGAATTCAATTCCTTTGTAAGCCGAAAACATAATTGCAGTCCGTTTAAAGTTTGTTTTAGGTTCTCCATATTCTTTAC